TTCCAGTGGAGAAATAGATATACCGTCTCCAAGTTCGTCGGGTGACATTGGTGCTTTGGTATTTGCTTATCCTGTTGATACAACATCAACATTTACATATGGTTCAACTCTATCAGCTAGCGGTGGTAACAGACTACGTCCTGCTGGTATGTCTCCAGATGATCCATCTGGTCTGAGAGACAATGGTAATTCTAGCGATATTACCAATGGTACTTGGAAGTGTCTTGGGTATTCCCAAAGATGGACAGATTCAAGCGATGGTACTGTAACCTATTATGATCAAGATACAAGAGAGTCTTCGTTTGGGTTTACTCAAAATTACAGTGCTAATAGAACAACATCACTAGCAGGCGATGGAACACAATACGTAGCCACATTATGGCATAGAATTTCATAAGGAGAAAATAATGGATATTCATGAACAACTAGTCAACTTATTTGACACATATACCTCTGAAACAGAGAAATTTAACAATGGAAACAATACAGCTGGTACAAGAGCGAGAAAAGCGCTATCTGAAATAGCTAAACTTTGTAAATCTCGCCGCTCAGAGATACAAGATATCAAGAACGATAGATAAATATCTAAATAAGAATAAGAGGAATTCATGGCTGTTGGAACTGTTAAGTCGAAGGGTGTTGTGTTTGCAGATCTAGATCTCAAATTCACAAAGAACCCTATTACAAATAGACTTACCGTATTGAAGGACGAGGAGGCTGTGAAAAGGTCAATTCGTAATTTGATACTTACCAATAGGTATGAACGACCTTACAAACCACTGATTGGTGGTAACATAACTGACCTACTGTTTGAAAACTTTGACTCGATAACATCTCAAGATATGAAACGTAATATTATAGAGGTTATTGAAAATTACGAACCTAGAGCAGAGGTACTAGACGTGGTTGTTGATGTAAGTAATAATAATATGAATGCATTGAATATTTCCATTGTATTTCGTGTCATCAACAGAGCTGATCCAACGACTGTATCATTTCAGGTAGAGAGAATAAGATAAATGAGTACTGCAAACAGTGTATTAAAAATTACTGACATAAATTTTGATGGATTGAGAAATTCATTTATTGAGTTCTTGCAAGGCCAGAATGACTTTAAAGATTATGACTTTGAAGGTTCAACCATGTCTACATTGCTAGATCTTCTAGCTTATAACACATACTACAATGCAATGTATACAAACTTTGCGTCTAATGAGATGTTCTTAGATAGTGCAATCATTCGTGAGAATGTTGTTTCTCGTGCAAAGATGTTAGGGTATCTTCCAGGTTCTGCTTCCGGAGCACGTGCAACAATGGAAGTAACTATTGAAGCTGATGATAGTCCAGAATCAATTACAATTCCAAAAAATACGGAATTTACAACTACTGTTGATGGCATTACATATGAATTTGTCACCCCGCGGGCATTTGTTATTGATGCAGAGTCAGGCTCTTATACTGGCAATGTGGAAATTATTCAAGGTGCCCCAACTACACAACAGTTTTTTGTTAATCCAAATAATCCAGTTAGATATCAACTTACTAATGAAAACATCGATATCTCTAGCTTGGAAGTTAAAGTTCAAGTGTCTGAATCAAATACAACTGTAGAAACTTATAACAGATACGAAGACATTACATTGATTACCGGAAATACTGCTGCATACTTTATTACAGAAACAGGTGAAGATGAGTATGAGATTGAATTTGGTAATGGTGTTATAGGTAAGAAACCTATCCTTGGTAATCTTGTTCTCGCAAATTATAGAACTTGTGCCGGGGATGTAACTAATGGGGCTAATACATTTAGTGCTCCTGAAGCATTAGGTGGTTATCCTAACTTTACTTACACAACTGTAGCTTCTGCTGTTGGCGGTGGTTTTGCTGAAGATATTAATTCAATTAAGTTCAACGCTCCAAAGTTCTACCAATCACAAAACAGATTGGTAACACCCAATGACTTCAAAACGATCATTACTGGTGAGAACGCTGATGTTCAGTCAGTAAGTGTATGGGGTGGTCAAGAAAATGTACCTCCTGTGTATGGCAAAGTGTTTATTGCTACAAAACCATCAACAGGTACATATCTTTCAGAATTAAGAAAACGAGAGATTGCTCAATCATTAGAGACTCGTTCTGTACAAAGTATTGAACCAGTTATTGTCGATCCATTGTATCTATTCTTAACACCAACAATCAAAGCAATCTATGACCCTGCATTAACAATCGACACAGGCGCAGATATAATTTCGTTGTTCAAGAATCAAATTGTTGCTTTTGAAGATGAAACACTTAATGAATTTAAACGTACGTATTTTGGTTCTACATTAACCCGTCAACTAGCAGCTCTTGATCCAGCTATTCTAGGTGTGGACGTTGATATTGATATGCAGAAAAGGTTTACACATGATATCAATCTAGGTAGATTTACATATGTTCTGAATTTTGAGAATCCAATCTTTCACCCACAAGATGGTTATATCGGTGCAATTAGTTCTTCAGGTTTTGTTGATGAAAATGGGTTTACTCTATACATCGATGATGATGGTTTTGGTACATTGAGGTATTATTATCTCAACTCAGCTAACATTAGAGTGTATACTAATACACAGGCCGGCTTTGTAGATTATAACACAGGTCAAGTTATTGTTGAGGCATTCAACCCAACATCCATTCCAAACGCAACGGGTGCAATGAAGATTAATGCTACTGCAGCATCACAGATCATTGAACCAGTTAGAGCCCAAGTACTTGTTCTTGCTGATTCACGTATTACTGTTGAAAACTTCAATACAGGTGTGAAAACCTTTGCGCTTACTGATAGATTTACATCAGGTGATTCACTAATTACATCAGCTAGTGCTTCTTCAGCATCAGGTGGAGGCACTTTGACGTACTAATGGGACATACAGTAGCTTCAGCCATTCATAATAATCTACATACAAGAGTTGCAGACCAGCTTCCTGAATTTATGAAGGAAGAAGGGGAACTTTTTGTCAAGTTTCTTGAAGCATATTATGAGTGGATGGATCAACCTGCTAATGCACTTGGTGCTTCCCAACACCTGTTAGAATTTCAAGATATTGATAAAACACTCGACCAATATGTTGAATGGTTCCTTAGAGAGATTGCTCCAGAGATTCCACAAACAAATAGGATTAATGATAGACAGAATGTTAAGTTTCTAGCACGCGAACTTTATAGATCTAAAGGTACGCCTAAGAGTTATGAACTACTATTCAGAATGATCTATGATGAAGAAGTAACATTCTATACTCCAGGTCAAGACTTACTTTCCCCATCATCTGGTGATTGGCAAGTGGACACAATTATTCGTGTCGCACCTCCTTATGTTTCACCGACAGGTGCAACTATCGACGATATTAAAGGTAGAACTGTTATTGGTCAAGAGTCTGGCGCGACTGCAATTGTAGAGAGTATTATTACTACAATTGAATCTGGTGTAGAAATTAGAGAAATGACATTATCTGGTGTTCAAGGTGTATTTAAACAGAATGAAACTGTACGTACAGATGTTGCTCCATTCTTCGAAGCCACCATCTTTACCAATATTGGTACTATTGACACATTAACTATTACAAATGGTGGTGCCTTTCATGCCGTTGGTGATGCTGTAAATATTACAGGCCTAGCTCAAGGATCCGGAGCTAATGGTAGCGTTTTAACTACTACAGATCTTTCAGCTGTTTCAGTAGCCTTAGCTAATGGTGGTAGTGGTTATGCTCTCGATACACCCATCTCTGTAACTGGGGGTAGTGGGGTCGACCTTGCATATAGAATTTCTTCTCTATCAGACATAGAGAATATATCAATTAACAATGACCAAATTTCATTCTACAAAGATGTTCGACTTGATGGTAATGGAGCAAATGTAGCTTTTGGTGTTGGTACAGGTGGTGCTAACAACTTTGCTATTGCTAACATTAACAGTACAATTCTATCAGCCTTTACAAACACTGTAGTAACAGTTGGTACAATTAATGCGATTAGTAAAGTAAGTTACGGTGCAGGTTATGCAGTTCTTCCTGGTGTTGAGGTTAAGAACGAATCAATTGCCGCTCTCGAGATAACCGGTTTCAATGATAGCTTTAAAGGTGATGATGCAATTTTAACTATTGCAAGAGTTCCTGGTACAATCATTGACGTAGAGATCAATAAACGTGGTGACGCTTATAATATTTATGATGAAGTTTCAATATCCAATATTCCAAAAGCAGCTAACACATTAGTTGAAGATGCTAAAGCGTTTCCAGTTATTAGTGGTATTATCACAAGAGATGGTAAGTATACAGACTCGAAAGGTTTCTTGTCAGACTCAGATAAGATCCAAGATAACTTCTATTATCAAGAATTTAGTTATGTAATTCAATCACAACAGTTTGTAACAGCGTATAGAGGTCTAGTAAATAGACTTCTTAATCCTGCTGGCACTAAACTATTTGGTGAATATGATATTGTATCTGAAAAACTCGATACAGAGTTAGTATCGTTTGCAGATACTAAGACAACAATTATATTGGATCCAGGTCTTGGCGCTCTTATTGATTATCCTTCTGTTATTTCTGGTAGCGAAGCTACTTATGTGAGAGATTCAGATGTTGGTGGTGTTGTTCGTGAAGACATTATCAAACAGGGTGATGCAGATTTCACTCCTGCCAAAGTACTTGACACAGTTCAGACAACAATACCTGATGGCTTTGACCTTGAGATTAATATTGAGCCTGTCGTCTCTATGTTCACTACTGTTGAGACAGAAGTTATTAGATTCCAGAAAGCACAAGGTACAATTGGTATCTCTGATGAGGCTACAATTGCTGCATACCAATCAGATCCAATCAGTTCAATATCAACCACTGCTGTCTCTGATGCTTCTGGTGGTAATAATATCGTACTTGCAACAGGTAATGCAGCCCTCACAACAATTCTCAGAGTTGGTGAGCGTATTATTATTTCACCAAGTGACTCACAGGAAGAAGGCCTATATGGTGTTCTCTCAGTTACATCCAATACTTCATTCCGCATTGGTCCGGCATACGAATACAACACACTTGGCTTTGGTAACACCTTCTACCATGTCATTGCTGACAGATTCAGCTCAGAAACAGACTACAGATTTGATGATACAGAGCTTACGTTCGACAGCTCGAATTATTCGGACGGCGCTTCACAGACAGTCACATTGTTTAGTGACGGAACCAAAACTTTTGACGCATTATCGACAAAATTTGATGCGTAAAGCATTATAAATAAAGTTAGAAATATATCCGAGGATACTAATGGCTAAGCAAACAGTTAACAGAGGCTCAACCGCCAACGATGGTACAGGCGATACCCTACGCGATGGTGCCGGTAAAATTAATGATAACTTTAACGAGATCTATAGTGCCCTCGGTGATGGCTCAGCTATCTCGTTGGACACTGCCGCAACGCCATCCAACACTTATCTACAGGCAACGTTTACTACAAACACAGTTGTACGCCAGATTGAAACAAATCTTGTAACTGAAATTAGTAGCGCCAACACAGCCACACTAGATAGAATGCAAGTAGCTAATGTTAATACATTAGTCGACGATAGATTGCAAGTTGCTAATGCGCAAGTATATATCACTGTTGCAAATGCACAATCCTATCTCGAAGTTGCTAATGCAACACTAGATACTATTATTTCACTTGGTAATACTACAACTAGAGATTTGTCAGTTGGTTCGCTGGCGGTTACTGGAGATACATCTATCACTGGTAATCTCACATCATTTGACCTTCATGCTAATGTAACCTTACTTGCAACTGATACAAACGGTAACTCCACAGTATTAACTTTGGATAACCGCAACACAGTTGGTAATCTTGAGATTATGATTTCTCAGAATGGTAACAAGAGAGCTAAACTTCAGTTCAGTAACCAAGAATTTGGTTTGTTTGCAAATGTAGGACCAGCTGGTACAAATACACCATCACAAAGACGTTTTGCGGTTGACTATACAACAGGTAACGTGAAGTTCAACGATGCATACACCTTCCCAAATATCGATGGTCTTGTGGGAGAAGTTTTAGTTACAGATGGTAATGGCTTGCTGAGCTTTACACCTTTCGAAGGAACCTATGTAACTAATTCTTATTTTAACGCTGTATTGTCTACAGGCCCAACACAAATTCAAACAACAGTAGCAAATGCTTATTCAGGTGGTGCTAACGTATTCTTCTTCAACAGCCCTGGTGGTATTGGTAACGTAGCTCTTTATAATGATCAGAGTAAACTGAGACATATGTTTACGTTTACAAAAGGTGTATCTTATCGCTTCGTACAATCTGATCCATCAAATGCTGGACATACATTAAGATTTGGTACTGGCCCAGATGGAACATTAGGTGGTTATAACGAATATACGTATGGTGTAACAAGAACAGGTACACCAGGTTCAGCTGGTGCTGGGACAACTATTAAGATTCCACTTGATGCACCTGCATGCTTGTTCTTCTACTCATCTGGCCAAGCTGGATTGGGTGGACCTAATAATAATGATAAGACACCATTTTATACACAGTGGAGTGGAGCATTTACAGATATTAATGGTCCCCGTACCATGTCTATGAAAGATGATTTGGTTGTAGATTGCTTCGCTAACACAGGGACTTTGGTAATGAAGCTACCCCCTGCAGATGAAGGCCTAAATCTCAATCTTGCTAATAACAGCATTACAGTCAGATCAATTGGTAATTCTTCATCCCCATTTGTAACAATCGACCGCAATGGTCATAAAATTAACGGTCAAACAGCCAATGTTGTACTTTCTGGCGAACATGAGTTCGTAAGCCTTGCTTATAGAAATGCATCAAATGGATTTATTATTCTCGACCACGCTGCTAACGTATACTTGAGATCAAGTAGTACTGAAGGTCACAGCGCAGCAGATCAATTGAACTAAGGAGCAATTAGATGCCAGGTTTGGTAACACGTAATTTCAGGCATTATAATGCCGATCAATTTAAGGAAGCCTTCGACGAAGCTAGTCCTTCCAATATCTATTTGTATATTGGCCGTACACATGCTTGGGACGATGAGTCTAATCCTCCAGCTCCTCTCGATAATGTACAACATACAAAGTTTGAGATTTATCGTAACTTGATTGCAGCAAAGCGAGTCACAACTGGTGATGTGCGTTATGCTATCCCAAGAAATGACTGGACCTCAGGTACAATCTACCATGAGTATCAAAATAAAGATGGTGATCTGTATGCTAATACCTATTATGCATTTACAGAAGATTATAACGTATACAAGTGTTTGTTTAATGCAAACAACGCTACTTCTACAGTTAAGCCAACAGGTACATCAACATCAACGTTAACAACATCAGATGGTTACAAATGGAAGTTTATGTACAATGTTAGTGCCGCAGATGCTCTGAAGTTTGTAACAACAAATTACATTCCAGTTAAAACTGTTGAAACTGATGATGGTTCTGCACAGTGGTCAGTACAACAAGCTGCATCAAACGGATCTGTTGATGTCATCGATGTAGATAACGGTGGTTCTGGATACATTAACACAACTAGTACATTTGCTTCTGTAACTAACTCTACAGTAATGGCTTTGGATGGTGTTAAAAGTTCAGGTATTGATAATATCTATAATGGTTCAAACATCTATATTGTATCAGGCACAGGCTCAGGTCAGCTCCGTCATATTATTGATTATGTTGGTACTACGCGTACTATCACAACAAATGGTGCATTCTCAGTAACTCCAACAACTGGATCAACATACTATATCTCACCACGTGTACTTGTAAAAGGTGATGGATCGACTGTAGCGGTTGCATACGCAAACGTAAACAGTTCTGGTAATGTTGAAACAATTACAGTTATTAACAAAGGTGCTAACTACTCTTTCGCATCTGTTGAAGTATCTGCTAATAATGGTACTGGTGCAACGGCTTCAGCTTACCTTTCACCTTTCGGTGGTCATGGTTCTGATGCTACAAGAGAGCTTGCTGGTCATAATATTATCATCAATACAAGACTGACTGTCGATGATACCACATTCCCATCAAATGTTGACTTCCGTCAACTTGGTCTGCTTCGTGATCCAAAAGCTGCATCGAACGGTACTGTTACAGATGCAACTTCCTTGAACTTCATGACTCGATTGACCCTTACTAACGTCTCTGGCGAATACACAGATGATGAGTTTGTCAATGGTGGAACATCAACAGCTTCAGGTCGTGTCATTTCATTTGCTAACACAAATGCTGATTCATCAGAAGGTATTCTGTCACTTGTTGGTACATCTGGAACCTTCCAAAATCCAGAAACGATCACAGGTAATAACAGTTCTGTGACTGCCACAATTTCAGGTATTACAAATAATGATATTGTACAATATTCAGGAGATATGCTTTACATGGAAAACAGAGGTCCTATTGCTAGGGCAGCTGACCAAATCGAAGATATTAAACTTGTAATCCGTTTCTAAGGAAGTAAATAATGGCAATCGACTTAAATACAAGTCCGTACTACGATGATTTCGATGAAGCTAAAAAGTTTTACCGGATCCTTTATCGTCCTGCTGTCTCTGTGCAAGCCCGTGAGCTTACACAAATGCAAACTATCTTGCAAAATCAAGTTAGTAAATTCGGCGACCATATATTCAAAGATGGTTCAATGGTCATTCCAGGTGAGGTTAATGTAAACCCTGGTGTATCATTTGCCAAACTGGAAAACATTCAAGATGGTACAGATGTTAAATCATATCTAAAACAATTTGTTAATATGATTATCACCGGTGGCACTAGTGGTATCACTGCTCGTGTTTTAGATACATCTGAATGTGACTGTGTAGACGATAAAACGATTGCCACTTTATACTTTGTATACGAAGGTACAGGTTCAGATAATGAATCAAAACGCTTTGCTCCTGGTGAAGTACTAACAGCTAAAAAAGCTGACAACACACTGGACTCCAATGAAAGACTGGACACAGCTCTTGCAAGTGAAGTTGCTGTAACTATCAAATCCAATTCAGATGATGGTGGCCTCGCAACAACTTACACAAATAATACAGTGTCAGATGTTATTGGTAATGGACTACTTGTTGAAGTTAAAGAAGGTATCTACTATATCGATGGCCGCTTTGTTAAAAATGAAGAGTTACATTATTATGCCGGCCGCTTCCAAGATAATCCAACAGCTCAAGTAGGCTTCACCGTCACTGAGACGCTTGTTAAACCAGAAGAAGATACTTCTCTGAACGATAACGCTCGTGGTACTCCAAACTATGCCGCCCCAGGTGCACACCGTCTTAAAGTTGATATGACACTTGGCAAAGCGCCTTCTGATGTAACCAAAAAGTTTGTCAAGCTAATTAGCCTTAAAGCTGGTCAAATTAACAGTATTGTTAAACAGTCAGATTATGCTGAGTTGGAAAAAACACTTGCACGTCGTACACACGATGAGTCTGGTGATTACGAAGTAAACAAATTTAAATTAGCAGCACGTGAACACTTAGATACCGGTGTTAATGATGGTGTGTATCCTACATCACCTCTTTCACCAGTAGATGGTATTAAGTATGGTAACGCAAATAAGTTTGCATTGTCTGTGGATCCTGGTAAAGCCTATGTACGTGGTTTCGAAATTGAAAATACATCTGTACGTTATATTGACTTTGATAGAGCTAGAGAAGATGGTGATGGCAATGAAAATGGTCATGTCGTTCGTCTCGCTGAACAACCGGTTGGTACACCAACAGGCAACTATGTAGTCACAAACAATACTTTCCACTTCCCTGATTATGAATCATTTGAAGAAGTGCATCTTTGCAATATTCAAAATTCTACACCTGGTACAACTCCTGGTACAGCCAATCAAATTGGTTCGGCTAGAGTAAGAATGTATCAAGTGCATAGTGGTAACCATAGTGATGGAACAAGTACTGAATTCAAAGTTGGTTTGTTTGATGTTCAAATGGACATAGGGTATACTTTCGAACGGGATGTTAAATCAATCGGTGGTATCGGTGGTGGTGCATCTGAGTTTACTGCAGATATTGCACAGACAGTTGATACATCAACAACTGTAGGTCTAGTAACCACAACTGCAGATCCAACGGTAACTGGTAAAGGTACAAACTTTATCGATGCCTATCGTGTTGGTGATGGTGTATATGTTAATGGAACCTTTGTTGGTATAGTTGATAGTATCACAAGCTCTACAGCTCTTGAATTAACAGCTAATGCCTCGTCGACAATTACAGATGGACGTCCAGGGGTTGGTATCTCAGAACTCTTTGAGGGTGAGTACCAATCGTTATTGTTCCCTGTTGGTTACGATACAATTAAGACGTTACGTGGTGTTGATGGATCAAATAATGATACTGTAGAATCTGCTGATTACACATCAAGAAGAATTATTACAGAGAACTGTGGATCAAGTGGGTGGACACATACACTTACTGCTACTAATGAAACATTTGTATCTGATGCCATTGCCGCTAATTATACATTGATTGACAATACAACAAACGTACATGTTGATATTGGATCAGCTGATATTTCATTTGATAGTGATTCAAACAGAAAAATTATTACAATTGATGGGGATTTATCAACATTGACAAATGGTCGCTCATACTCACTGATTTGTTCAATTAGACAGACCGGTACTGATGCTGGCGAAAAAACCAAAACATTAGTCAATGATACAACACAGACAGTAACAACAAAGAAGAGTGTTACTGCCCGTTCTATTACTCTTACATATGCTGATATCTACAAGTTAGAAAGTGTCAAGATGACACCTGGCGACTTTGCAACATACAATGATGCAAACGCTGTTGATATTACTGACAGATACATTCTTGATAATGGTCAAAGAGCTACACATTATCAAGCTGGTAAAATTTCTCTCAAGCCTGGGGTTCAGCCGCCAACCGGTGCTATCAGAATTACCTATGATTACTACTCTTATAGTGGTGCTGGTAACTACTTCAGTGTTAACTCTTATAATCAAGACTTAGAAGATATTGGTTCGTTCAAGACTACTGTTGATGGGCAAACATATACAACACCTCTGCATGACGTAATTGATTTCCGCCCAGTTATCTCTGGCACCAATGCTTTCAATCACGAGATCCCTGCATTTGGTTCTGATTATAGTACAGATCTTGCATATTATGTTGGTCGCATTGATAAAATTGCTTTAGATAGTACTGGTAGCTTTAATGTTGTTGTTGGTACGCCTGCTGTTGAACCTCAAGAGCCTAATGACCCTAACGATCAAATGGTTCTTGCTACTGTATTTGTTCCTCCTTATACAAAGACAGCAAAAGATGTAAGGATTGACCAAAGATCAAATCGTAGATATACTATGAAAGATATTGGCTCGCTTGACAAACGAGTTCGTGCTCTCGAATATTATATTGTATTGAATTTGCTTGAACAAGATACATCTAGAATTGATATCAAAGATAAAGATACAGGTCTTGATAGATTTAAAAATGGTTTCATCGTAGATGCCTTTACTGGCCATGGTATCGGTGATCCTAAACAAGCTGACTACAGAGTATCGGTTGATAAAACAAATCAAGTACTTCGTCCAATGCACTTCACTGAAGCTGTTAACCTAGTCGAAACTTTGACTACTGGTGCTGCACGTTCTAATCAAGCTAACACATATACAAAAACAGGTGACATCATTACGTTGCCATATTCAGAAGCTACATATATTGAGAACACACAAGCTACTAGGTCCATTGATGTTAATCCATATAAACTTGCAGCATTTAAAGGTGAGATTCAAATTATTCCTGATGCTGATCTATGGAAAGATGTTGATAGAAGACCAGACTTAATCAAAAACGATGATAACAATTTTGATGCTATCAAATTTATTGCTGAAGAAGCTGGTATCACAGGTACGGAATGGAATCAATGGGAAACAAACTGGACCGGTCAGACTCAATCATCAACCGGTGACAGATATAGAACTCAGTCTGGTGCTACAACTAATGTATACCAAGATACAATTACAGATGAAATTGGATATCTATCTAGAAGCGGTAGAACAGTTACACTAACAAATACAGAAAATGCCCCAGAGGATTATGGTGATAGAATTGTGGACATAAGCTATGCTGAGTTCATGAGATCTAAACCAATCACATACATTGCAGCAAATCTTAAACCTGCTACAAAGTTCTTTGGCTTCTTCGACGATGTTGCAGTAGACAGTTATATTAGACCAGCTGATGTATTCCAAGTGGAATTACCTACTGGTTATTCTTCGTTCAACTTCTATCCTGACGAGCTAACTACAAAAGTTCTTGCGGATGATCCAAGAAGAGCATCAGAAGGTACATATGAGCCAGCATTCCAGTTTGGGGATGTTGTTACAAACCAAGATCACACACCTACTTATGCTACAGCAGTTTCTAACATTACTGATCCAGGTGGTGCTTCATCCTTTGAGATGACTATAAATGTCACAACAAATATCAAGCCAGGACACCTCGTTTATCTTTATAATTTTGGTAAGCGTGCTGCTAGAGATGCTGAAGAACTTGGTTCGAGAAACAGCATGCAAAGTAATGCAAGTAAAGCTCGTAAGCTAAGAACATCAGCTTCTAATGAAACAGAAATTACCCTTTCTAGTGGTCAATATCTTCCACGTAATAATATACATCAGTTTAGACGTCCTGCAACACCTGCACATACAATCACAGGTTCAGGAAATACCTCCAAACAACTGGAAGGTCGTGTCTTTAAAGTAACAGCTTTGGATACTGATACAAATGTAATTACTCTGGAAGATCCAGAAGGTGCAACAATCGCCGCGTTTGATTCATATAGCACTGCTAACTATGGTGTCGGTGATGGTGGTAAGATTCAAAGACTTACAGCTTCTGCTGTTGTTGCTCATGCTGGCTACATTAACGTAACTGCTCCTTCAGGTGCAATTACGGATCAAGATATTCATCTCGTCAATATTGTTAACGGCTTTGCTGTTGGAGATAGACTGCTTGGTAAAACAGAGATTGCTGCATCAACATTTAATGTCGTTGATGTTCTTGCAATCAATGGTGGAACGTCGACGACAGCTGCTCCAACAATGAAAGTACCAGGAGACTCCATTGAGTCTGACTTAGAGGGTACAGCAGTTGGTGTATACAATCTACCGAACAACGAGAGACAAGGTTTCCGTGTTGGTGAAAGAGCATTCAAATTAAGTGACAACATTAGTAACACTGACGAAGACTTTGATTCACTTGGTAGAGCTACATTTAGAGCTCAAGGTTACACACTTTCGAAAGAAAGAACTATTGTTAACTCTAGAACAGCTAACTTTGTTACTGATAGAGCATTCTCTGGTAACCGTCAAGTAACTAGACGTGTAGGTAGTACAACTCGTCTTGTTTCAACATGGACAAGAAACCACGATCCATTAGCGCAAACATTTACAGTTAGATCTGAAGGCGGTGCCTTTGTCACTGACGTCGATCTATACTTCTCTGCAACTGGTAGAAGACCTGTAACAGTTGAGATCAGAAGTACAGCAAGTACTGGTGTACCAAGTACCAAAGTTCTTCCATTCTCACAAGTAACAAAACAAACCTTTGATGTCTTCACATCATCTGACGCTTCAATTGCAACAAACTTTAAGTTTAAAGCTCCTATCTATCTTCAGAATGGTGAGACGTATGCATTGACCGTTAAAACAGATGAGCCTGGCTGTCAAGTATACGTAAGTGAATTGGGTGGTACTGACTTGACAAACAACAGCCCTGTCAATCAGAATCCATTAAAAGGTTCTTTATATCTTTCCCAGAATGGTCAAGAGTTTGTAGCTCACCCATTGAAAGATATGAAGTTTACATTACGTCAAGCTAAGTTTACAATCAATGAAACTAAAACAGTTAACTTGAAAGGTACGCCACCTCAAGCGATCACTCTTAAAGCTGATCCAATTCAGATGGCACCTAATACAAACAAAGTTAGAGTATATGCACCAAACCATGGCTTCCAGACTGGACAAAAGGCCTTGATTAGTGGTGTACAAGAAGGTACATATGGATCAGGTAGTGATGATGATGGGTTCCTTGCATCAGCTATTAATGGTATACATGTTGTACAATCAACTGGCTTAGAACCAGACAGTTTCATTATCGAGCTTTCTACAGATGATGGTGCTCTTATTGGTTCAGTCAATAACCTAGTTAAAGGTTTCTATGGTGGTTCTGGTGTAACGTGCTCTAGGCAATTGACCGTTGATGCATTCTTCCTGAATGCACAAGACATGGTCCTTGGCGATACTACATTGAAATATTTCTATGATGTAGAAAATAATGATGGTACATTCTCTGGGTTTACAGGTATTACACCTGGTCAGACAAGATATCTCTCTACACGTAAATATCTGAAGTCATTTGAAAACCAAGCTACAGACTCTGCTGGTCCTCCAATTCTTAAAACATCTTCTCTGAAGGTGAAAGCGGAATTGTACTCAAATAATGATAATATCTCACCAGTAATTGATCTTCAACAAATTATTGGTTATGGTATCCAAAACCGTGTAAGTAACTTCACTGATACACAGTTCAATGTTGTAGAACTTGATTCGACACCAATGACAAATAGCTCAAGTATTTCTAATACAACAGTACAATCAACTGGCACAGGTTCTGTAACATACAGTACTTCTAACAACTTTATCACAGGTTCAGGTTCAAACTTTCAAGGCGAATTGTTCCCTGGGGATGTTATTAGAAGGGCTTCAGACCAATCAATCGTTGGTACAGTCCTTACTGTTAACTCAGCATCACAGGTTATGTTGACAAGAAATGCTGAGCTCACAGATTCATCTCCAGTTAATTTTGTTGTACAATCTAATGGTAACATTACGTTTAGTAATGCTAATACTACATCAGGTCAAATTGTTACAAACCTGGATGCAATAGATGATACATTGCAAAATGTTAAGACCGGCCAGCACATTGATATTAAAAATGTTATGACTGGTATCAATGGATCATACTTGGTTACAGATGTTTCGTTAACATCAGCTAACAATACTTTCGGTGGTAACGCTGATCAAGATAAAACAACAATCAGCCTGGGCTCTGCCTTTGGTAAAAATAATGCTGCTGGATCTAGCGTAGCTGTTAGACTGCACTCAGTCAATGCTACTGCCTCATTTGTAGGTACTGGTACAATGTCAGTCACTTATGGTGGTACAGGTGTATCAGGTTCTTCTACAGAGTTTAATACGGAGGTAGCGGTAGGTAACTTCTTAGAGACAGCTACCGGTAATGTGATTGGTAAAGTGTCTACGATTACAGATGATACAACAATTACACTGGCAGCTGGTGCTCTAGAAGGTCTGTCTTCAGGCCAATATAGAATTCAATCTAATAGTGCTAACTTCTCAGTGGATCTACTTGATAGATATGTTGATAATATTGCGGTGGAAGGTGCTACTAACCTTGCTAACTACATCACACGTCCATTGAGTCTGACGACTGCTGCACAATCAATCAAAATTATCATGGATGTAAATATTCCAGCTGGTTGTGCAATTAAGGCAATGTATAAGACTGCTTCTGATCTAGAAAGACTTAGTTCAGTTGAAACATATGTAGATTCAGGTTATGTTTCATCTGCTATTGATTCAGATGGTCAGTTTAGAGAAGTAGAGATTAATATTGATAACTTGGATGAGTTTAAAGTATCAGTAATTAAGTTGGTAATGACATCTTCCAATCCTGTTAATGTTCCTAAAGTTAAAAACTTCCGAATGATATGTCACAGTTAAAGCCTATCAAAGATCACGAGAACCTCGTCAAGGATATTGCCAATGGTGGTGTTATAAATGATGATGTACGCTCTTTTGAATCTTATAAGATTGAGAAGGCAGCTAAGTTACGTGATATAGCTGAAAGAAAAGCTGTAACTACGCAGATGAATCAGGTGAATGATGATATAAATATAATAAGAAATGAATTGCATGAGCTGAAGAATTTGTTAATTCAGCTGGCTAATAAGGACTAAAATCAATGGCTTTAATTTCAAATACAGAGCTTTCGGATACCTTTAATACGTGGCGTATTAGATCTAACCAGATTACGACACGATTGAATCAATTCGCTATCGATGAATCAACACTGTACTCAAACAACATTGTTGCTAATACATCGTTTACAGCTCCTGCTACTGCAGTTGTATCTATTGGCTCATTAAACAACATGAAGATTTTGGCTGGGGATGATGCCCATGCCAATGCCATTCTTGTTCTAAACAATAGTTCTAATGGTCAACTAAAATTTGCCAGACAGATTAAATCAAATCAACTTCCAGATGAATTAGCTCTTACTGCTAACGTAACACAGTCTGCTAACATGAACGTGTTTGGTAAGATTCTTGTTGAGACATCTGGTAGATTTGTAACAAAAGCAGGTTCTTTGATTTTCCAAGGAGCATCTGCAGGGGTTAACCCAGGTTCAACTGGTAACGTATTGAAACTCGCTAATGCTGAGTTAGGTACAGTTGAGTTTGGTAACCCAGAGATTGAAGAAGCTATCTTTGAAAACGCTACAGTTAACCGCAACTTGTTCGTTGAATCAAACGTAGTATTTTCTCAACCATCTCTAGCTCATGTTAGAGGTAACTATTTAAGAGTTTCTGCTAACACTAGTTTCCGCGGTGACAATACCGCATTTACAAGTGACATTACCACATTTACTGGTAATGTTCATATGCTTGCATCAAACGTGCATATCCAAGACTCGGGTGCTCTGAACTTCCCGACACACTCTTTTGTACTACAGCGTGATAGTGGTGGTGCTGGCAAAGAATCGACAATTTCATTTGGTAGACTTGGTGTTTCCCAAAACTTTGATGTTGACAATTTGATTACAAAGGTGTATAATAGTTCAGGTACACGGTTGTGGTAAGGATTTTTTATGGCTGTAAGAACACCAGTTTATTGGGACGCTACTCTTAATAGTGGCTCAGGCGGTCTTCGTGAGATGACCACTGCGGCGATCACCGCGATTAAAACAGAAGCTGCTCATCAGTATGGTCTTAATCCATCTGTAGATTTGAGCACGTCTTCAGGTACGTTACTGACTACTCAGACAGATAACTACCGGGTAGCTGGTGCTGATTCCACTAACGTATCAACATATGTAACACCAGGTGGTACTGGCACAGGCTCTGCTAATTTCAGTCTTTATCAAAATGTTGAATCTGTATCAGCTCCTACATTCTCCGATAAAGAAGCACCATTGTATTGGACTGGTACACAACTTCAGCAATTCAGTGTCCAAGACTTTATCGACACATTTATTGATGGCGCAATTGATATTCTTGTAGCCTCATCTGGTCCAGGTACATACTATACGAGCGGTCTTGGTAGTACTACTTTGTTTGTTGACAGAGTTTATGATGATGCCCGTGTAGGTTCATCATACGTTAGTAATGACACTACCCAAACAGTAACCTACACAGAAATCAATAACACATATTACTTGAATCAGTATGCAGCAGGGACATCACTTGGTTTCACAGCTCCAGCTGGATGGGATTCAACAAATAATAGAATTCAGCCCTTAGCAGATGCAAGTTTCCAATCCTTACTTCAAGAGTTTGTAAGATATCAAGCTGTACAATCTTCTGCAGGTAT